TACGGGTGTAAGTTTATCAGGGAATATAAACGTTTCTGGTGATAGTTTAATAAGACGTACAGGGAACATCAAATTCTTATTGTCGACAACACTGCTTCCCTCTCAGCAATCAAAATTGGCTATAAACAACAAATTGAAATTATGGATAGAAATTGAAGATTATTTAAGTATTAAACATCCTTATTGTATGGGTGTTTTTATGATTAAAAATGTATCTATAGATTCTTCTTCTGATGGGAAAACAATATCTCTAGACTTAGTAGACAAAATGTATTTACTTGAAAATATACCATTAGAAATGATAACTGTTTTTAATTCTAACACTCCTATTTCAGATGTAATGAAATTAGTTGTTGGTACGTTAGGTGGAGAACAAAGTATGTCTATAGATACATCCCCTTATTACCTTCCACATGATTTAGAATTTTCTCCAGATCAAACTGTTTTAGATGTTGTGCAGAAAGTTAAAGAATTATATCTTTCATGGTCTTGTTTTTATGATATTAATGGAAGATTCGTTTTTAGAAAAACACCTAATACTTTAAATGATAATATTGCTTGGGATTTTTTGGATAAAGCAGATTTTAGAATTAACAGTCAAGTTTCTACAGATTACTCGAACATAAAGAATTATATAAAAGTAATAGGAAGAACTAACAATGATGGAACAATTGCATCTGCTATTGTAGAAAATAATAATATAGATTCTCCATTTTCAATTGCTAAGATTGGTAAGAAGGCATTAGTTATTAAGGATGATAATTATTTTACCAATGAGCAATGTTTGATTAATGGGCAATATCAATTATTTAAACACAGTAATTTTAATGAACAAGTTAGTGTTTCAACTGTGCCAATATATTTCTTAGATGTTGAAAAGAATATAAATTTCAATTCGACCGAAGATGGATTGGAGGGTATTTATTGTGTAAACAGCATTGGAATAGATTTAAAATTTGATGCACAGATGTCTATAAATGGATTTAAGGTATATCAGTAGAAATATTTATGGTAGTGATAATAAAACTCCTGAAGATCTTCAGGAGTTTTATTATTTAAAAACAGGAAATAAATTTTATATAGAAATGGAGGTTATTTAATTGTCTAGTCTTACTACGTTTACACAAGCAAACGGTTATATTCCTGACATTTTTGAAATTTTAGTAGATCTTCCGCCTTCTCAAAAAATCAATGCTGCTAGATTTCAAACTCTTAAATTACAAGCATCATTATCGGAAGCCGAGCAAATCGAACTCAATAATTTAACAATTGCATTACAAAGTTATATTATTGATCCAGATAAATGGAATAAATTTGCACAAGCATTATCTTCAATGGAAGGTTTACTTTTAAATTTTATTAATTTATCTGACCAAGGAATTTGGTCTAATTTAACTACATATAAGCAATTTCAAATTGTAACACTTAATGGTCAATCTTTTATGTCAAAGCAAAATACGAATTTAAATCATTCTCCTATTGGTGGGGAGTTAGATACTTGGTGGACACTAATTGCAAAAAAAGGAGTAAGTTTAAGGCCACTTTCTGCATGGAATGGTATAACGGCTTATGTTAATAATCAAGATTTTATAGATATTGTATATTCAAATGGAAGTGCCTTTTATTGTATTCAAAGTAATACAAATCAACAACCATCTCAAGCATATCCTCCGACGGATACAGCATATTGGGGAATATTATCCGTTAAGGGAGTATCTGGAGAACAGGGGATTCCAGGTTCCCCAGGAATCGGACTTAGTTTTATTGGAACGTATAGTGCAATTACAACATATAACACGAATAATGCGGTTTATTATAGTGGAAGTTTATATGCATGTCTTCAAGATGGGGTCACAGGTTTTCTTCCAACTAATACAACATATTGGTCTCTTGTTGTAGCTCAAGGAGCGAGTGTATTAGTAACAACATTAAGAAACACAATTACAGTAAGTACAAATATAAGTAATGTTCAATTTTTAGGGGGAACAATCACAGCATTTAATAAAAATATTGATTCATTATTTGTATATGTAAACTCTACCTATTTAGAATTAAATCAAGATTATACAATTGATGCAAATGGTATATCTATAAATAAAAGTAGCGGAAGTTGGGATGGAACTACTGAAATTCCTATTACTTTTAATTTTGTTGTAATTAAAAACTTGATTCAAAGTATTACTTGGACAGATGGTAGTTTAATCCAAGAAAATACAATACATGCAAGTTCTTTGGCTCAAGATGCTAAACCATATGTTTCTAATATTGCTCCTTCAGGTATTTCAATCGGTCAAATTTGGATTGATACCAGTAGTTAAAGTCACTATATAATAAATAATTTAATATTAATAGTTTTGACAAGCAGACAGGATGTACACCTGACTTCTCTATTGAACACTCATAGAGAATTTTCTGCTTGTTTCTTTTTATATGTGGATTTTTAAGTTTTGGTTGAGTGAGTGTAATAATTAGGAGTGTGATTGATTTGTTGTTAACAAAGACAATAATTCAAAAATGGAATAACAAAACAAAGAAACATTATATTGATTTAGGATATATCTTTACATTTGCAGGTGATGAATTTTGGGTTAAAGTAGAAGATTTAACTAAAGGAAGTCATATAGAAATTGAGATATTATGTGATTATTGTTTAGAAATAGGAATTAATACTATTATTCCCAAAACATATAAAACATATTTAAGAGACAATATTAATGCTATAATACATAAGGACTGTTGTTACGAATGTAAAACTAAAAAATATAAGGAAAGCAATGTATTAATACATGGTGTAGAACATCCTAATTTATTAAAAGAATATACAGATAGAATTAGTAAAACAAATATGTTAAAGTATGGTAAAAAATCTACGTTAAGTGTTTCAGAATTTATATTAAAAGCAAATAAAACCAAATTAGATAAATATGGTACTGTAAATCCTTTGCAAAATGATTTTATAAAAGAAAAAATGAAAAATACAAATTTAAAAAGATATGGGAAAGATATATATAGCAAAACAGACGAACATAAAGAGAAGGTAATAAAAACAAACAATAAAAAGTATGGTTGTGACTGGGGACTTCAAAATAAAGAAATCAGAGAAAAAATTAAAAACGCTCATTTAGAAAATCGTAATTGTGAACATCCTATGCAAGATATAAATGTAAAGAATAAAAGAAAAGAAACAAATATGCTAAGATATGGAAAAGAATTTTATGCTCAAACAGATGAATTTAAAGAACGAGTAATTATTACTAATAATATCAAATATGGATGCGATAATCCAATGCAAAATTATGAAATAAAAAATAAATCTTTAAAGACAATGTATCTGAATGGTACACAAAAATGTTCTAATCAACAAAGATATATTTATCAATTGATTGGTGGTGAATTAAATTATCCTGTTGGTAGTTGTAATTTAGATATTGCTTTATTAATAAATAAAATTTATATAGAGTATGACGGAGGTGGACATGAACTTAGTATCTCGTTAGGAAGTGAAACAAGAAAAAACTTTGAAAAAAGAAATAAAAAAAGATATTATTTCTTAAAATCAGAAAATTGGTCAATGATAAAAATAGTATCAAAAAGAGATTACCTACCATTTGATGTCAAAATACATGAAATAATATCTTATGCAAAAGAATATTTAAATACTGGACATTCATGGATAAATTTTGATATTGATAATTCATTAGTTAAAACTTCTCAATTTGAGGAGTTTTTTGATTTTGGAGAATTGAGAAAAATTACAAAAGAAGATATTAAGGAAGTGATATAAATTGCCTTTAATGAAATATTGGAATGGAACAACTTGGATACCATTAGATTCAGCCAAGATCAATGATGGTACACTAAAATTCACCCCATCAGATATTGCAAATTACAACATTGAATCTACAGGACATGGTATCATATCAGGTCTAACCACAATAGCTCAATCCACTCCTGATATGACAGTAAATGTTGCAACAGGAACAGTTCATATGGCAAATGGAGTAAGATATGTTCCAACTGCAAGTCCAACTTTAGCAATAACTGTATCGGATGTTACTAATCCTAGAACTGATATAGTTTACGTTAGCAACACAGGAGTAATAAGCTATCTTGCAAGTGCATTAGGTACAGCAGCAGTAGCAGGTAGTGAAACATATACAATTACAACAAATGCAGTTGCTGCTGATACGGTTACAATTAATGGCATAATATTTACAGCAATAGCATCAGGAGCAACAGGTAATCAATTTAATGTAGGAACGGATACAACTATAACTGCAACAAATTTAACTACTACATTAAATGCTAACGCAACAATTAATGCTTTGTATACTGCTACTTCTTCTACAAATGTAATTACGCTTACTGAAAAAGTCGCTGGTGGAGGAAATACCCCAACTGTTGCAACTTATACTGGAACTGTTGTAATTACAAATGGTACGATAGTAACAAGTGCGGTAGCGATATATCCTTCTCCTCCGACAATACCATCAGGAGGATTTTTATTAGCTCAAATTGCAGTAGGAGCAGGGGTTACTTCGATTATTACTGCAAATATTACAGATAAGCGAAAAATAAAAAACACAACAGATACTAATAAGAATGAAATCTCTGTTCTCTTGGAAAATTATAACACATATTCAAGCAATATCGACAGTAATGGTATTTTTACGATAGTAGATTACAAGAGAAGCGATGCTACATTATATCTTAATTCGACATTAAGTGGGGGAACTTCACCAAACTATGTGACTGATACATGGACTTTTTATGAAGTTGATGGAACTACGGTTAGTAGCACTTTAGTTTGGACATTGGGTTATGATTCTAATGGGAATTTAATTAGTAGAACTCATTCTTAAAGGTGGTGATAAATAATTTATGACAAGAAAGAAAACTCAAGAAGAGTTTGAGGAAGAACTAAAAATAATTGGAAATGATGAATTTGAAGTTCTTGGACAGTATACTAAAGCAAAAAGTAATATATTGGTTCGTCATAAGATATGTGGACATGAATGGAATCCTTTAGCAGGTAATATATTAAAACTTCATTCATGTCCTAATTGTAGTAAAACAGGCAGACCAAATAAGAGAAGAAAAACACAAGAACAATTTGAAGAATTATTGTTTAATAGACTAGGAGGAAATTATAAACTTTTAGGAGAATATCTAAATAATAGTACAACAATAAAATTAATTCATTTAGATTGTGGAACAGAGTTTCCAATATATCCAAGTAGTATTTTAACAGATAATGCAAGTGATTGTCCTTGTCCAAAATGTATTAAATTAAAACAAAGGAAATTATTTGCAAGAACAACTGAACAATTTTCAGATTTAATCTTTAATTTAATAGAAGAAGAGTATACAGTATTAGGTGAGTATGTAAATAATAGAACGCCAATTATGATTAGACATGAAGAATGTAAACAAGAGTATGATGTGGTTCCTCAAGATTTTATAGATGGAAAGAGATGTCCAGTTTGTAATCCTAGATATGTAAAAACACATAAGATGTTTATGTTTATTTTAGAAAAATCTAAAGATGACTATGATGATTATGAAATTTTATCGGAGTATATCAACTCATCTACGCCCATGAATATTAGACATAAATGTGGTTACGAATATCAAACAAACCCAGATACTTTACTTCGCTGTGGATGTGTAAACTGTGCAGGATTATTAAAAAAAACAACTGAGCAGTTCAAGGAAGAGGTATTCACTCTTGTTGGAAATGAATATGAGGTTATAGGAGAATATGTCAATGCAAAAACTAAGGTATTAATGAAACATAAAGAATGCGGAGAAACATTCCCTGCATTGAGATGGCATTTTCTTTCTGGGGTTAGGTGTCCTATATGCAGAGAATCAAAAGGAGAGCATAAAATACATAAATATCTTCAAAAATATTTTTATAATTATAAACGACAATTTAAAATTCCAGAATGTAAAAATATCAATCCATTACCTTTTGATTTTGCCATATTTGATAATTATGATAATCTTCTATGTTTAATAGAGTATGATGGAAGATTTCATTATGAAGCAGTAGAATTCTTTGGTGGTGATGAAGCGTTAGAAAAAACACAGGCGAGAGATAAAATTAAAACAGATTACTGCCAATTAAACAATATTCCTTTATTGAGAATCCCATATTGGGATTTTTTTGTTTGTGAAGATATTTTAGACAAAGAAATCCCCAAATATTTAAATCAATCACAAATTGTTAGTAATGAGGTGATTAACCAATGATAAATATAGAAAACGTATTAAGAGATCATGGAGTTGGAGTAGGAATTAGCAAGCAAAAATATCTTGACATGGAAAAATTAGCTGCTAATGGTGCTGCCCTTGCTGCAATTTCAGGGAGAACTTCAGGAATGTCAGCAGGATTCTTTGACCTATTTAATGGAATTACAACTTACTCAGCAGGATTAATGGATACACGTAAAACTACAGCAAATCAAGCACTAATATCAGGTACTACAATTCTAACTGATAAAGTTGTTGATGCTACAGGTGGAGATTCAGTTAATGGATTTATTGTTGGAAGTGAATTAACGATTCAAGATGATGTAAATAAAGAATATATCACTGTGACTGCAGGTGGAATTAGTACAGAAAGTGTTACTTATGATCTAAGTACACCTACCACTGTTGTTGCTTCTGCTTATACTACGAGCAAAGATGCAAGACCACAGATTTTGAGCAATGGGTGGATAGTTAGTTTAGTTAAGGCTGAATCAGCCTATGGTGCTAGATTATATATATCAAAGGATAACGGAGCTACAACTAGTCAGCTATGTTGGATTGCTGAAAATGGAAATGGAACTGGAAACTATTCTATTGTTAGTTATGGTACTAAGGTGACAGTTTTAGCTGTAGGAAATTATTCTGCATCCAATTACTCATATACTTTTGATGCCACGACTGTCTCTAATATTGATATAAGTAGTTCGATCGTTAAAATAGTAGATTCAGCACAAACATCTTTTGGTTCAGGTTGTTCTCTCGCAATAAACTCCACAGGAACAGAACTCCATGCAACATGGTCTTCAAAAAATTCCACATATCCCAATTCCTTCAACATTCGTTATGCGAAAGGAACTATATCTGCTGTAGATGGTAGTGTTAATTGGGGTAGTGTTGTTCAGGTGACAGGTTGGAATACTTCTGGAACAGTAGGTGCAATAGAACCATGTATAAATATAGTTAATGATTTTCCTTATATTTATCATGTATTTGATCAAGGTGCTAGTTATAAAGCAATTGTTTTACAAAAATATAATGGATCTTCATTTCAACAAATACAAATTTACAATGGTACGTCTTACGCCCAATCCTCACCAGACGCAATAACCGATCAAAACGGGATTTTATGGGTCGTTTGGAGGAATATTGTTACAGCACAGGAAATTGATATTTCCAAATCACTAGACGGTGGGATAACATGGAGTGCAAAAGTTGCTGTAAACATACCTGAATCTGGAATGGATGATACTGTTCCATCAATTACGTCAAATAAAGACGGCAAGGTATTTGTAATATGGAAAGGTGTTAATGGTGGTGCTTATAAATTATTAACAAATTCTTGGAATGGTACATCTTGGGCAGGAGAAACGGTATTATTAAATGATTCATCTGTAAATAATCCATCCACGTGTTCCAATTATCAAGATTTTACAGATCCGATATGTATTTATTATTTAAACGGCTCCTCAGTAAAGTTCCGTGGCATATTCACCCAAACAACTCAAACCCCTCACCTCGAAGTAACACCTTTGCAAAATAACTATAAAACTAATGTTTGGTGCTATCGTAGTCTAGGTAATGTTGATACTGTAAATGGAAGATTGGGATTTTCAGAAGGATTTGATACTGGGGGAGGAGTTTATGCTCCACTTTTGTCAGAAGATATCAGATATACCATAACTCCTTCTTCACCTGTAAGTCAGGTTGTTTCGTGGACAGATTATGATTTAGACGGAAATTTTAGTATTGACACAAAAATAAGTCTTGTAAATACAAGTAGTCCAGAATCTTTTGGAACAACTACTAAGAAAACTACTCTTGTTTCAGCAGGAATTAATGAAGATCAAAATGTTTATGTTGCTCCAATCAATAGTAGGATTACTAAGAGATTAACAATTAGCAGAGCAAATACCAGTGTGACGAATAAGTATGTGATTAAAATATTAGGAGCATTAGGTTAAGAAAGGGGCCATAAATAATATGCAAATTTTAGATACAGAATCAAATACCTATGTAGATGTAAATACATTATCAATACCTCAAACATTACCAGAGTATAAAGTTTGGAAAATAGAAAAAATTTATCAACAATGTTTAGTAGATGTTGAGACAGGATTTACGTCAGAATCAACAGGGTACTCATTTCCATTAAATAAAGATTACATGGATAATTTTACTCAAGCCGGATTAGCATTTGTGTTAGACCTTGATCTAGAAGGTGTGCCATTTAATACGACTAATTATGGATTAAAAGTATTAAATAGAGAACAATTTAAAGCAATTTTTAAAGAAGGTAAGACACATAAGGAAAATTTGTTGATGAGATATTTTGTATTAAAAGCGCAGATTGAAGATTCAACATGTGATACTATTGCAAAAGCTGAATTGATTAATTGGGGTTAAATAATTTTGAAGTTAATTTTAGATGATTATTTAGTTAACTGTATGAAGACATTTATATGTCCTTGTACAGCAGAATGCAACATGTGCGGTTTTAATTCAGAACTTGATATTATATGTTGCATGGAGGATATGAATTATTTTAAACAAAAAGATATAGAAGAAGTTCAAGAACCAAATATAATTGTAGACAAGGCCAATGCTGAAGCAGTAAAAATGTTTAGAAAATGGTATTGGGATAATGATACAGTACCAGTATCAGGTGGTTATCCAGTATTAGCAATTAGAGATGCTTTAAGGATTAATGATGGTAATTTTATTAAAACTAGAAGATATTTAATGGATAATCGAATGTGGTAGTTTTGATTTAATTCCAAGAAAATACGGAATTCATATTAAAGGAGTAGAAACATAATGGAAAAGAAATTAATATCTATTCAAGAATTAAATGATAAAACAATATTGCCGTATAGAGTAAAAGGATCTAATAAGTCAGGCGTAGAATGTCTTATTTGTAAAAATGAAATGATTTATCCAGATAATTCTGTGTTTTTAAGTAATCCTCCTCAAAAAAGGATTAAGTGTATGAATTGTGGTTATTTTGACAATGTGTTGGCTTAGTAGATATTATTTATTTTTGTATTTAACTCAATATTACTACGACATGTGAGAGATAATTTATTTTATCTCTCTTTTTATTGTCTGGAGGTGAAATATGGTTAAAAGATATTTATGGAATCTTCTTATTTCAATTGATCAATTATTTAACACTATTTTAGGGGGATGTCCAGACGAGACAATGAGTTCTCGTATGGGCAAACATTTGGTTAAGAAAGATAGTTGGTTAAGTTGTTTTATCTGTAAATTACTAAATAAAATTGATCAAAATCATTGTATCGAAAGTATAGAGGAAGACGAAGGAGAATCTTTGTAAAGTTAAATAAAATTTCCACTAATAACAAAATAGACAGGGAAGCTGTTTTAACAACTTCCAGTCAAACCGTAGTATACAGCACATCCTACAAAAGTGCTTCAATTATCATTACGTTTGGGAGTTAGGGTATCAGGGGGTAAATAATAATAAATATAATTATTCTCATACCCACTAATATCAACAATGAGAAACGTATAGCACGATCATGTAAAGAAGAAATAAATATCAAATGATGAGAAAATAATGATGAGAAAATAAGAAGCTGATTTGGTGGTTTTCTTATTTTATTTATTTTTAAAGGAAGGCGAAGTAAAATGGTTCAAAGCAAAGGTACAATAAATTTTGGACATGGTGAAAAATCAGATGGAACATTTGATCCTGGAAGTGTAGGTCAAACAGGACTTAAAGAATCAGATGTTGTAAAAGCAGTTGGAACAATAGTAGTTTCTGAATTGAAAAGATTGGGTCATGATATTAATTTTATTCAAAGTGGAGACTTATGGGCAGTTGTTGACTCATCTAATAATTTTAAATCTGAATGGTTCGTGAGTATTCATAATAATAGCTACACTGATAAATCTGCACATGGAATAGAAACGCACATATCTGCTTTAGGTTCAAACGCAGAGAAGTTGGCGAGAGCAATTCAATCTAATTTAATCAATGACATAAAATTAACGGATAGGGGAATCAAGGTTAGTGGTCTGTATGTAAATAAATACACTAATTGTCCTAGTTGTTTAGTGGAATTGCCTTTTATTAGTAATTCTACAGAAGAGGCATTATTAGCAAATCCAGATTTTCAAAGAAAATGTGCTATTTCTATAGTTAAAGGGATTCAACAGTATTTGGGGTTGGAATATGTAAAAGAACAATCAAATCAAAAAACTCCAATTCTTGGTGCAGAATCAATCACAGTTGAACAATGCAATCAATTTATTCGCAAAGTCAATCCTAACGCAATTAATATTGCTCAATATTATAAAAAATATGGTGAGTTACTTGGAATTAAATGGGGATATGCTTTTTCACAAATGGTTAAGGAAACAAATTATTTACGTTTTGGAGGTGATGTCGTATTAGCCAAAAATAATTATTGTGGTTTAGGAACAATTGGAGGGGGAGTAAAAGGAGTATATTTTGATTCACCAGAATTAGGAGTTTTGGCTCATATGGAACATTTATATGCTTATTGCTGTAAGGATTCATTGCCATCTAATTTACCAAAAATTGATCCTAGATTTGATTTAGTTACTAGAGGAATTGCTCCGAATTGGGAAGATTTGAATGGTAGATGGGCAGTTCCAGGTATAGGATATGGAGAGGATATTTGTAAAATCTATAATCAGATTTGTAAAGAAACTGTAAAAGATGTTCAACCAGTCCCAATTATAGTTACTCCTGTTGTTCCCCCTAGTATACCATCGCCTTCATTAATTTTTACTTATCCTAATAATGCTAAAATAATTAATGATGATTTGTATATTAGAGATATAAATGGAGTCCAAATACCTAATAGATATGTTAGCAAGGGCGACAATATTACTGTGTTAGAGATTGTATATGATAAGCAACTTGTTTTATTAGAGTATCCTACGAGTAGCGGAGTTAAAACTGGTTATGTTAAAAATATTGTAAATTGTTTTTCTTATTATTATCAAGGAGCGTTTAAAAATGGTTCAACTCCTGAATCCACATATAATGATAATAATATTGCTTTCGGGAATCTAGATCCATACGAACAAGCGACTCCACTTTATCGTAAAAATGGATTTTTAAAAATCATGTATAATACATCTAAAGGCCAAAAGACAGGATTTACCCATTGGAGTGGTGGGTTCGATAAGTTTTGATAAGTTTTAAGTAATAAAATAAGGAAATTAAATGCCAGTTAGAGGTGTAATTTTATTTTACACCTCTTTTAATCTACAATTCTCTTATTAAGTTAATCTATGTAGGACAGCCAGATTATTGCCCGATCTGGACTGTCATATCTGGGAGTAATGTTCGTAGCACTACAACCATTGATGTATTATAACACACAAAATAAAGGAGGGCAAGTATTAATTATGAAATATCAAATGGAAGAGGTGTTAAATGTGGCAATCGAAGATGAAGTTAAGGACGCATTAGACAAATTAGATTCACATAAGCAAATTTTAGATACACATGATCATAAAATTAATGTTCATGATGACAAGATTCAAACTCTTGAAACAAATACTAGTGTTTTAAAAGAAAAGATGACTAATTTAGAAGGAATTGTCACAAGATTTGAAGCCAATTCATATCAGACACAAAACAATATGATGCAGCTTTTAAGCCAAGTAATAGTCAACACTTCTAATACCTCTGTTGAGATTGTGAAGAATGCGACAAAAAACGATACGGAAATAAAAAAAATAACTTTAGATGGCAAATTTAAATTAGGATTAAAGATATTAGCAGTAATCTCAACCATTGCCCTTGCTTATATTGGTGGAAAATATGGTATTAGCATTAAATAAAAATAAATAAAATTTAAGGAGAATGATTATTAATGGATATACAAGTTTTATATTTAGGAATTGGTCTTTTATCGCTCGTAGTTATCAACATCGTGCTAGGTTTTGTTTCCTCGATATTCCAACAAAAATTTGATAAGATAAAGCTTTTTCAGGGAGTTGTAAAAGGAATTATAGTGACTAGTTGTTTTTTGGGTGTTATTTATGTTGGCAAATTAACACCTGAGATAATCGTTATTAACGTAAATGGTATTGATGTCGATTTAGCTACAGCTACTCACATGCTTATGCTTTCTGGTTATCTTTTTTATTCTAAACAAGTTTTAGTTAAATTATCTAGTTTTGTCAGAGGGGAGTATAAAATTGATGAGAATGTAGGAACAATAGATCAAAAATCATTAATTAACAGCCCTGTAATCAACTTAAAAAGTGAGAGCGGCACAATTACTCAAACAGATAATTCTGAGGGAAAATAGAGTGCTTTCTGTGCGAATCATAATATTGTGTGCCTGAAAAAGTGTTGTTAGAGTAAGGTTTCAGGATTGTGAAAATATTAGTTTTTAGATTAAAATTCACATTCACACTCAAGGATAAGGGCAGGTATAAAAATATTGATTCATTTTGTAGCAGTAGTATTTTCTATTGTAGTCTATTCTGTTTTCATTATGTGGATTTCAATTCAAGAACATAAGACATAAATAAATTCCATTATGTACCATTTAAAATTCCAGATTCATTGGGTTTTCACACCCAATTTATTAGGTTAAATTATATTTAATCTAATTGGGTGTGAACCTGCACCCTCTATTCCGTTTGTAAAAACATTCGGAAATACTTTTTTGATAATTTGATATGCACCATTTAAATCAGCATTAATCAATTTGCCTGTATTAGATTTAAATAAACCTCTTTTAATTCTTCTCCCTTTGTTGTAATTCTCTTTAATAGGCAATTCGCTATCAAGAAAACTCGTTCCGCTAGTATAAGATTCCTCCGTACAAATAACCTTAATCCCTTTATTTTCTGCCTTATATTTCAATTTGTCAATGAATAAAGCATGAGGTATTTGCACGAAATTTTGATTAACTTTTTTAATCATTTTACTTTCTTGCTTCCAATTGTCATTTTTACCTATAACAATAGTATCAATTTCGTAAAATACGCACCAATCAATAATTATCTTACTTGCATTATGAAGAAAGTTGCTAATTTTATTGTTCCGTTTATCAGTTAATTTTTGAAGCTTATTGCTCCAATCCATTTTATGTCTTACCTTTAAGTCTGCTTGAAGTTCTGCTTTCTTTTTATTGTAATATTGATTAAAAGATTTAACAATTCTGCCATTAATAATAATTGGAGTTGTACCAATATTATTTGAGATAGTTGCAAAATTATCAATTCCAATATCAATTCCTACAATGTTTTTAGATTCAATGGTTATCTCAGGCGCATTAATTTGATAAACTATTTCCATAGTATAATATCCAGACTTTGGAACAAATCTAACTTGCATTAGTTTCCCTTTTACTTTAGTAGGAATTCTAAACTTTCTAAATGGTTTCCATGAAAATGTTAAATAACCATCTTTGATTTTACATTGGATGTTTTTAAGCATCAAGATATTTCGTCCATTCTGTACATTTTTATATTTAGGTATTCGAGGTCTGCCAAAATATTTTTCAGGATGTTTACCCCAATCTTTAATTGCTACAAAGAAAGATTTCCAGTTTTTATCAAGTAACTGCAAAGTTTTCTGTGCTGCTTGAGAACCTAAAATAGAATAGCACTCTTGTTTCTGCATTATCTTATCAAGATCATTACTACTAATGTAATTATGGTTACTTATGAATTCTTGACGGATAATGTAGTTAGCACAATTATAAACATTTTTAGACTTAAAACATAAATCATCAACTATTTTCCACATTGGATCAGTTTTTTTAATTCGGTGTTGCTCTACTCTGTTTACTATCATTGTTTTTCACCTCCCCTACATCATTATTATAAAGATTAAAACTGGATAAGTCAACAAGAAATAATTATTTTACATGTATGTCTAAATTTAAAAATAAATAAAATAAATAAAAAGGAATGATTATTAATGACAGAACAAAAAATTCCAGTGGTAACAATTCACTCTCAGGCTATGGCTGGCTATTTAATGATTCGTAAATTTATACTAATTGACAAAAGAACTGATTTAAAGAATTCAAACAAAAATGTATTTATATTCAAGGAATCACAAGAAATAAGAAATGCAATGCAAAAATATTCAAATGACAAAGATGCAATAAATAGAATCATATTCAATTCAAATATTTAGATCAAGAGGAGGAATTCAAATATTATGTGCAAAGAACAAGAAAAAGAATATATTAGTGATATTATTAAAAATGAGGATATTGATAACTGGAATTCAAAAACAATTGTATTCATAGAAGGGCCAACAGGCAGAGGCAAGACACATTTTATTAAGCATACTTTATCAGAACATAATAGTAAAAAGAAAATATTATTGTTGGTTAATAGAACACTAATTAAAAATCAATCTGAGAAAGAATTATTAAGGATAGATATAGATAATATTACAATAACTACTTATCAAAATATATCTAAACTAGCATTAACCAGTAACACAATGGATTTTGAAGGTTATAATTACATAATCTGTGATGAAGCACATCATTTTTGTGAAGAAAGTGAATTTATTCATGAAACAGATGTCTCGTTTAATTGGGTAATCAGACAAAGTGGAATTAAGATTTTTATGACAGCAACAGCATATTTTATTAAGAATTACTTAATAGATGAATTAAAGTTGGAAATAAACCATTATCATATAAAGAATGAATACGACTTTATAGAAAAGTTTTATTTCTACGAAAACGATGATGTGGTTAAAAAGCTATTATTCGATTTACCTCCTGATGAAAAAGCAATATATTTTACAAATGCAACCAAAGCATATGAGATGAGTAAATTACTTAAATCATGTGTATTTTATTGCTCAAAAAACAATTATGATTATTCTCAATATGTTAATTCTGAAACAATAGATTATATTTCAGAGAATGAAAGATTTGAAGAACAAGTTTTATGTACGACTAAAGTTATGGACTGTGGGGTTAACATTAAAGATGAATCTATCAAACACATGATTGTAGATATTGCTGATTTATCTAGTATAATCCAATGTATTGGACGCAAAAGGATTAAAGGTAGTGAGAAAATAATAATATATATTAAGGATAAAAAGGGAAATGCGATCTCAAGGAAACTAGAAAATATCAAAGAAAAATTAAGTTATGCAAATGTTTTACGTGAAGAGGGAGATATTGCTTTAATACAGCAATTCGCTCATAAAAATACTTATGGTAATTTAATTTATGATGTAATAAATACGGAAGAATTAAGAATGGAAAAGAAAATCAATGAATTAATGTATTATACATACAATAGAAATTTAGAAGTTTATGGCGAAATATTATTAGATAAAGAGGATGGATTCAAAAACAAATTATTTGAAAGGATGGGTATAGAAGATATGGCTTATACTTATCTAGAGGCAGAGTTAGATGCTTTAAAATTAGAAGATATATTAGATAAATTAGTTGGTGTTAAGATGTTTAAAGATGAACAGAAAGAATTTAAAGAGGTATTATTAAAACAATTACTTAATGCACCTAAAGCTAATCATGGGTCTATAGGGCTAAAAACAATTAATGCCTTATTTGATGAAAATAAATTAAATTTTATAATGAATAGCAAAAAAGAAACAGTAGGAAAATTAAAAGATAAAAGATACTGGGTAATTTCTAAATTATAATATATTTTTCGCCAGAATTACTAAATCTTACTTATAATATGATTTGGTAAAAATGGCGAAAAATTATAAATTATTATTTCATATTATTTATTCGGAATAAAGTTGGCACAACTTTATGAACGACAGCCTCCTGCAAGGACTAATATTAATTATCTTATGACATGTCAAAGGAACGACGAGGGTATGCGGTAACTTTTGTGCCAAAAGATTACCTTACCAAATTTCGCTATTCGCTCAATTTGGGATTTATTATTTGCTTTAATGATTATTATCTAATGTGTGGAAGCAAGCTAAAAAATAAACAAATAAAATCCAATAAAAGTATGTTTTTAATGGATTATTATTGAATTTTAGATTTTGAAAGTGGCCTGTAGCAAGTGTTGTAGAGGTGGGAATTGTTGGGATTTGGATATTTGGGTAATAAATTAAATATTTTTTATTTTTAAGAGCTGTTGAGGCTCTTTTTTGTTTGGATTGGGTTTTGGTGAAATTTAATAGTTTCATGGTTTCTTATTGATGTTCGAAAATTAATAAGTGTAATTATAGACTTTATATTTTGCCGATATAAGGTCTATTCCCATTTGTTTCTTGTGGCAAAAAGAAAGGATAGGTGTATTTATTATGGGATTGATAACAAAAGAGGTTGAGGTTGGGCTAAATTCAAATAATATAAAGTGGTATGAAGAAAGAGGATATAAGATACCAAGATACCTTAACAAAAATAATGGTATGTTAGTTAAAAAGGGAACGAAGATAGTAGTAAAAACGAAAGATTTACAAAATAAATCTAGAGTATTTGTTAATATTGAATGTGATGGGTGTGGTAAATTATTAGAAGATATAAGATGGTCTGATTATACTTCACAGGTTAGAACAGATGGAAAATATTATTGTTTAAGGTGTGCAAACGCTGGAGATAAACAATGGATTTCTTTCTATAACTGGTGCTATATTAATTTAGATAAAGAGTTAGCAAATGTCATTATATTGCGTTGGAATAAAGAATTAAATATTGATAAAGATGGCAACCAATTAACTCCTCACGATGTTAGTTATGCTTCACAAGGTATAGATAGGAAAGGATATTGGTTTAATTGTTTAGATAACTTTGAACACAAACCAGAACAAAAACATATAAGTTCTTTTACAGGAGGACAAAGAGGTAGTCTTGATTGTGATATGTGTAACACCATTTTTGTTACTCATCATCACTTAGTACACTTCTTTGTTAATAAAGAGGATGCACATAAATATTCTTTTGGATCAGGTAAGTATGTATTAGTTAAATGTCCAGACTGTGGTTATGAAAAAAGAATTAAAATTTCCAATTTGGTAAATCACGGGTTTGGTTGTAATCGTTGTGGAGATGGCGTGAGCTTCTCAGAAAAGGTTACGATAAATGTTTTAGAACAATTACACGAAACATTTATAATTCAATTATCTAAAACTACTTTTAAATGGTGTAAAGATTATAGATATGATTTATATATAAATAAAATAAATGGGATTTGCGAGGTTATGGGCAACCAACACTACGAAGAAACATATGGTAAATGGGGGACATTGCAAGAGATACAAGAAAATGATAGGGACAAAGAAAATTTAGCTAAAGAAAATAATATTACTAATTACATAATTATAGACTGTAGGAGAAGTGAATTAGAGTGGATCAAAAATAACATAATGAATCGTGATATAACTCGTCCAGATCAACCTTGTCTTGCTGAATTATTAAATTTTAAGGAAAATGATATTGACTGGTTAAAAGTCTATGAAGCAGGGTGCAGAAACTTAGTTAAGACAGCATGTATTTTATGGAATGAAGGACTTAAAAGCACAGTCAGGATAGGGAATAATTTAAATTTAAGTAGTGGAGCAATAAGAAATTATCTCAAAAAAGGAACTGAATTAGGATGGTGTTCTTATAATCCAAAAGAAGAGATATGTGAGAAAGTAATATGCTTGACAACTGGTGAAATATTTAACTCCATACATGAAGCTTCATTGAATGGTAGAGAATCAATTAGACCAAATATTTCTGCTTGTTGTAAAGGAAAACATAAATCAGCAGGCAAGTCAATAACTGGCGAGCCGTTGGTTTGGATGTACTATGATGAATACCTTTTAAAAACAGAGGATGAAATTAAAAATATTTTAAGCAATGCTCAAATAGAAAATTATAATCACTATAAGAAAAAGGTGATTTGTTTAACAACAAATGAGATTTTTGAGAGTATGTTGGACGCATCAGTAAAATATAATATATCTGCAACTGGTATATCTCAATGTTGTAGTGATATTCAGAAATCAGCAGGTAAACATCCACAAACAGGAGAAAAGATGGTTTGGAAAATATTTGATAAATAATATTATAGAGAGTAACCATAAAATTAATTGTGGTTACTCTCTATTTTTTACGTTTTACTCTCTGCCAATTTCCTCTAAACTCTTACCATCAATAACATACTCTGAAAAGACTTTGTTGATCCACGTAGCACTCTTGCTAGTTGAAATCATCTTATTTCCCTCTCGCATAATTTTTCTAAAGATTGGATTTTCTTTTGCTAAAAACTTCCCCTTGAATCCCTTATATTCAATATCGTCATTAAACTTAGAAAGTATACTTAATATCTCTTCTTTGCTTTTTTCTTGTAATAATTTAGAGATGTAAAAATATCCACCCCATGCCAAAGCTTCCATTGTTAGACTATTTACTCGAAGTAATTTTCTCTCCTCTAAATCTCTACTTGCCATAAATTTAGGGAATGTTTGAATTAGTGAATCTACAAAGGTTATGAGATGTTTGCTCATTTCTTCAATCTCGGATTTGGTCTGTGGCGAGTAATTTTCCTTTATATTTTTTGATAAAACTCCAAAACTAATTATTGAATTTGAATTGCCCTTAATCGAAGTAGAAATTACCTCTACCTTATCCTTCATATCACTGAATTTAATTATCTCTTTGCACAGTTTATTTGTATAGTCTTCTACGTTTAAGAACTCCCCTCTACTTTTGCTAATTTTCAACCCTTTTAGGCAATATTCGCTAAAAAGTGACTTTGCGTCATCATCATTAAGCGTCTCAATTACAACGCTTATATAATAATCAGCAGGATTAGGAACAGACTCAGGATTGCGTTTATAAGCCTTCGCCCAACGAGAAAACGCATTCAAACGGTGATTACCATCCAGAATTTGTAGTTTTTGGTCTATAGATCCTGAAATAGTATGGTCTTCTTCATTGAAATTAATTTCATGACCATCATTCGGATTTAGATTAAGTGTAATAAAACCGCCATGCATTCTGTCGTGCAATAGACTGTCAAGAATGAGTTTAATTTGCTTCTCGCTTCTCACCTCTACTAATTCATTCTTACTATTACTTTTCCATCCACGCTGTAAATCACCAACATAAGTCGCAATTTTACGATCTAGAAGATTTCCAAGAAATTCAGCATTAGCAATAGTTTGAAATTTACATGTTTCTTTATTTCGACATATTTCGATTGTATTTTCGAATTTCCATTCATCAGCACTATTTAACTGCTTTAATCTATCTCTAGCATTTTTCTTTAATTTATTAACCTCTCTTTTCCTCTTTAATTCATCTTTCAATTCCTCATCAGTTTTAATTCTTTCACCATTACTACTAGTTTGCTCTTTATCATCCACACCATCCTCAATCTTCATCTTCTCACTCAGACTTCCAAACATAGGCATCATATTTTCACTATCGCTCTTATCAACCACTTCATCTTTAACCCCTTTATCCCAAATTTTATCATTTTCAGATTCTTTTTCTTTAATCAAGTCCATCTCCCGTTGAATCATATCTTCATCCTCGTTCAAAGATTCGAATCCAACAGCTACTTGTGATTGTGTTTCTAATGCTTCGGTCATTACTAAATCCTCTTCTTCGCTTACTTTAATCTCTTCCTTAACAACTTCTAATTGCGGTTGTGGAGCATTCCCTCTAACCTTTTTGCCCATATCAAAATCACCTTCCATTCTCATATTTTCTATATTTCCACTTTTATCAAATTTAAAAATCATATAAATTACCCCTTTCGAATGATTATACACTATTTTTATCCACTATCAAGTGCATATATACCATTTATTAAGAAAATAAAGAAAAAGAATGATTT